AATAAAACTAAATTACTTTATCAATCGTGGCAGCTACCATAAATGCAACTATAAAAAGTGAAACTGCAAATAGCTATGTCACATTGACAGAAGCTAATAGTTATTTTGAAACAGTTCCAGATTCTTCAACTTGGACAGATAAGACAGACGATCAAAAAAATAGATCATTAATAGCTGCTACAAGATGGATTGATACTTTTGTATTCCAAGGAGATAGATGTGACGAGGATCAGGCATTAAAGTTTCCTAGAACAAATTATCAAGTAGATAGAGTTGAATTAAGTTGTTCAACTATTCCATTAAATATTAAATATGCACAATATGAATTAGCTAGAGCTTTAGCAAATGATACTGATGCAATTACTGGTACAACTGGTAAAGATGGTAATTTTGAAGAAGTTGCTTTAGGTGAGCTTCGAGTTAAATACAATACAGCGAGTCAAGGAACTGGGGCTGTAAATAATATTATGGATGTTTACCCATGGTTACAAAGTTATCTTGGAGCCTATATGCTAGGTGGAGCAGGAACTTTTCAAATGAGAGTGGTTAGAGGATAATGGCAGGTCAACTTGATTCGTTATTTAAAAATGTTGCTAAACAAGTTATTGCTGATTTAGGTAGTTCTTTTAACCATACTATTACTTTTATAAAAAAAGGAGTGCAAAGTTATGATGTGGCTAATGGAAGATTAGTAAGTGTAGATACTACTTTTTCTGATATTAAAGCCCCATTAGAATTTATACAATCTGAAGAAGAAGAAGGGCAAGAAATTAGAAGAGCAAAACTTTACTTAACTCCAGATCTAATTGGCGATAATCAAGTTACTTTACAAGATAAAATAAAACTTACATACAATGGAGAACTAACAACCGCACAAATTTACGATATAAATACAAAAAAAGGTAATCAAGTGTATCTTTACATTATTATGGTGCGTTTCTAATGGCTAGAAAAAAAGATTTGTTAAGAAGTGATCCTGTTGCTGATCTTCAAGTACAAATTAATGCTGATTTTAATTCTGTTATAAGGAAAGCTCATAAAAGTTTATCAACTAAGACTCATAGCCCTGTATATACAGGATTTTTTGCTTCAAGCTGGAAAGTGCAAACAACTGGTGTTAGACCTAAAGATGATATTAGAAATTTTAAACCTTGGTCTAATATTAAAAAAAATAGTACTAAATCAATTAATGGTAAGTGGGTTAGTACAAGACCAGGTAATCCAACTATACGAATTAGGTATCCAGTTAATCGAACATTTAATATTCAAAGACCTGTTTTTATTGGAAATAGAGCGAAACACGCTGCTTATGCTTTAGAAGGTGGTAAAGTTCAAAACTTTATACAAGGTCGTTTAGCTAAAATTATTAGAGATACTATGAAAGAAAAGAAAACAAAAGGTAGAATATTCTTACAAGCAAGACAAAGCCCTGGTTTTGGTAGTATCGGTAAATCAGCATCATCTACGGAGCTTAACTTATGAGTTTAAAAAATACCCGTGCTGCATTGGAACAAGCGGTTACTGATGCTGTTGTAGAAGACGATCCAAATATTACTATGGTTTTTGATAACTTAAATTTTAATACCCCTGGGCAGCAGCAAAGGTATGTAGTTATGAATGTAAATTATTCACAATCAACAATACAACCTCAAGGAGCAGCGATAGATTATTACTCTGGAGTTATACAATGTAATATTCATGTCCCTAAAAATGTTGGTACGAGTGCATTAATAGAAATAGCTGAAAAAGTAATAGACGGATTAACTTCTGTAAATGCTTCTGATTATGTAGATACATTTTCAGTAAAACCTAGAGTACAAGATATAGTAGGGCCTAGTTTATTAGATATTGAAGAGAGAAGTCATTTTGTTGGTGTAATATCTTGTCAATTTTCAGCTAATGCCTAGTATAATAGAATAGCATTGTATTATTTATGACTAGAGCAGTTGAACTTTTGAAGAATAGTTTTGGTGTAAGCCAGCTATATCAACATGACGTAGTGAAAGATGGAACACTAATTTTAAGTGTTTATTGGCATCCTCTTACTATTGCCGAAAGAGAATCAATAACAAAAAAATCAGATGCCAACGATCCAAATGATTTTGCATTGGCTTTAATGATTACGAAAGCATTAGATAAAGACGGTAACAGACTTTTTCAAGATGGTGATAAAGCATCTCTTAGAAGAGAAGTTGAAGCAAACATTTTACAAGAAATACAATTAGCGATGATAGAAGCTGGTCAAGATAGGGAGGTATCAAAGGCTAAAGCCGACTTGAAAAGCTAATAACGATTGGAAGTTTATTTTTTCATTAGCTAAAGAATTAGGAAAAACTGTTGCTGAATTATCAGAAACTTTAACTGTAGAAGAAATGATAGGTTGGGCTGCTTACGCAGAAATTGAACACGAAGATTTTGAGAAAGCACAACAAGAAGCACAAAGAGGTAGTGCTTTGAAAGGGAAAAGAGGTAGAATGAGATAAATGTTTTGATTTTCTAGAAAGTGGCTGATTATAGCGTTGATATTAAACTCGCTGTTGCTGGTGCTAGACAATTAAAAGCTGCTCGTGCAGAAACTACTGCTTTAAGTAAAGAAATAACTACTCTTAACAGATTAGCTAATAAACAAAGTAAAACACTACCAAATTCTTTTAATACTTTAAATAAAGTTTTAGGTCAAGCAAGAGGTAATTTAAACAGAGTTGCTCTAGGTACAGAAAGATATTTTCGAGCTATTGGTGATGTAATTGATAAAGAAGAAAGATTAAGTAGAGCATATAGAAAACAAAAAACAGATTTTAAAGTAATTGAAAGGTTAAGAAGAAAAGGTTTACAAATTAACAAACAAAATATTCAACAAATAAGAAATGAAATTGCAGCAGAACTAAGATTAGCCCGTGCCAAAAGAAATACTGGTAAAGCTAATATTAGCAAGGGAATGTCGGGCAGGTTTGCTGGAACGGCCAGTAGTGCGATTATTGGTGGATCTTTTCCTTTGCTTTTTGGGCAAACAGGTGCAGCAGCAGTTGGTGGTGGACTTGGTGGTGCAGCAGGTGGTTTGATTGGTGGTCAGTTTGGTTTTGCGTTGTCAATTCTTGGTACTGCAATAGGCTCTGCTATTGATAAAAATGATAAATTTAATCAATCTTTAGCTGGTTTAAATGTTCAATTTAGTAATGTAGGGTCAAGTGCATTATTAACAGCTAAAGATATAGACCAAGTCGCAAATCGTATGCGTATAACAAAAGAAGAGGCTTTTCAAGTTTTAGGAGCTTTTTCTCAGTTTGGTTCAGGAAGCATTGCAAAGTCTTTAGCAGAAATTTTTGGTTCAGATTCAGGAGGGTTTGAAGGAATAGCTGGTTCATCAAGACAAGCAGAATTAGCTAATCAAATTTTTGAAGCTCGTAAAAAAATTGGTGTTGAAAGAGCTATTGAATTGCAACAACAAAATTTATCTAATAATGCTGGAGTAATTGAATTAGCTTTAGCAGAAGCCAGAGCAAAAGCAGAGAATGATATTGCTGTTGCAAAAGCAAAACAAATTACTTTTTCAGATAGAGCTAAAACATTTGCTGAAGAATATCTTTTAGGTACAGGTGGAATGGATGCTTCAAGATATGGGGAAGGTAGAGCAGATAAATTAAATAGAGAATTTGAAAAAAATAGAAAAAAAAGACTTGAAGATTTTACAGAAGCAATGGAAAAATACAGAGAGTTGCTTGGTTTAACAAATGAAGCACAAGGAGAATTTGGAGAATCTGGAGTTTTAGCTTTTTCTGCTATTAACGACAAAGTAAAAGATTTGCAGGATGAAATGTTGAAATTACAAAATCCAATTTTTCAAGTTATTACTTTATCTGAATCAATGGCTAGATCATTTGAAAGTTCATTTGAGGGAATTATTAGAGGAACAATGTCTATTAATGATGCGTTTAGAAATATGTTTAATGCAATAGTAGATCATTTTATAAAATCAGCAGCACGAATGGCAGCGAACCAATTCCAGCAAGGTTTGTTTAGTTTATTTGGAAGTATTTTTGGTGGTGGAGGTTTAGCTAGTTCTGCTCAGTTAGGAGCACAAGCGACAGCAATGACAGGAATACCAAGTGGGGCAGCTTTACCAGCAGGTTCATTTGGCATATCTACTATTAAAAGAGCAGCAGGAGGACCAGTAAAAGGTGGTGGAAGTTACATAGTAGGAGAACGTGGACCAGAAATGTTTAGTCCAGGTGTATCTGGAATGATTACACCAAACCATGCTCTTGGTGGTTCAACTAACGTAGTTGTAAATGTAGATGCTTCTGGTACGTCTGTTGAAGGCGATGAGCAACAAGGAAGGGAACTTGGTCGTCTTATTTCAGTTGCGGTACAATCAGAAATAATAAATCAAAAAAGACCTGGAGGTATGCTTGCATAATGGCTACTTTTCCCTCAATAAAACCTACTTACGGCCAAAGAAAAAAATCCAAACCCAATACTAGAACTATCCGTTTTGCTGATGGATATGAGCACAGACTTTTATTTGGATTAGCTCAACATCAAAATCCAAAAGAATTTACTTTTACTTTTGAAGTGTCGGAGACAGATGCGGATACTATAGAAACATTTTTAGATGCCCGTGCCAATGATAGTGATAGCTTTACTTTTACACCTCCAGGAGAAGCAAGTTCATCTCAATTTGTATGTGAAAACTGGACTAAATCAATACCTTACAATAACAGAGCTAAGATTCAAGCTACATTTAGAGAAGTATTTGAACCAGCATCATAATGACAGTAAATTCAGCAGTATTTAGTAATTTACAATCTATTAATCCATCAGCAATTATTGAATTGTTTACACTTCAATTATCTAATACATTGCATGGTGCAACTACAGTTTACAGATTTCATGCTGGCAGTAACTTAAATGCAAATGGAAAAATAATTTGGGCTGGTAATGAGTATCTTAGATTTCCTATAAAAGCATCAGGTTTTGCTTTTCAAAGAGGTCAATTACCTCGACCAAAAATAGCTATAAGCAACGGTACAGGTTTAATCTCTGCAATATTGTTAAGTGTGAATGAGACTACAACTGGTAATGATCTTACAGGTGCAACAGTTACAAGAATAAGAACATTAGCCAAGTTTATAGATGCTGCTAATTTTGCTGACGGTAGTAATCCCACAGCAGATAATACAGCAGAATTTCCTCAAGAAATTTATTCTATAGATAGAAAGTCAACAGAAAATAGGGAAGTTGTTGAATTTGAACTTGCTGCTCCTACGGATTTGGCTGGAGTTCGTATTCCAGGTCGTCAATGCACAAGAAGCGATTTCCCTTCTATTGGTACGTTTGTAGCATGAGTTGGAAATATAAAGCACTACTTCATGCTCAACGTGAAGATCCAAAAGAATCTTGTGGGCTTCTTTTGAATGTTAAGGGTAAAGAGAGGTATTATCCATGTCGTAATCTTTCAATAACAGATCATCAGTGTTTTATTATCGATCCAGAAGATTATATAAAAGCCGATAATACTGGCGAAATTGTTGGTGTTGTTCATAGCCATCCCATAACACCTCCTACTCCTAGTCAAGCAGACAAGATTAGTTGTGAAGATAGTAATTTACCTTGGTATATTGTTAATCCAAAGACAGAACAATGGGCATATTTAGAACCTTGTGGATACAAACCACCATTATTAGGTCGTCAATGGGTATGGGGTATCACTGACTGCTGGAGTTTAGTTAGAGATTGGTACAGAGAAGAAAAAAATATACATCTTAAAGATTGGGATAGACCTACTACACCGCAAGAATTTTTAGATAATCCATTATTTGAAAAGTGTGCTTGGAGAACAGGTTTCAGGGAATTACGACATGATGAAAAGCTGCAAAATGGTGATGTACTTCTAATGTCTATATTGCACCCTACTTTAAATCATGTAGCATTATTTTTTGAAGGAGATGTAATTCATCATTTAACCGATAGACTATCTTGTAGGGAGCCTTATTCTGAATGGTTGTTAAAATGTACTGGAAAGAGGTATCGGTATGTTTCGTAAAGTAAAATTATACGGAGGATTGGCAAAATTTGTCGGACATAAAGAGTTCGAGGTAAAAGCTGAAACAGTAGCTAAAGCTGTAAGTTTTTTAGTTCATAACTTTCCAGGCATAGAGTCTTATATGGGACCAAAATATTATCAAGTTAAAGTAGGTAATTTTGATATTGATGAAAAAGAAATACATTATCCAGTAGGTCAAGAAGACATACATTTTATTCCTGTAATTAGTGGAGCAGGAAGAGGACTTGGTAAGGTTTTATTAGGAGTTGCATTAATAGGAACAGCATTATTATTACCAGGAGCAGCACCTACATTTGGCTTTGGAGGTTTTTCAGCAGCAGCAGGAACAGGAGCTATGGGTGCATTTACAGCAACATTAGCGAATGTAGGACTAGGTTTAACGCTTATGGGAGTCAGTGAAATGTTATTTCCTTTACCCGAACCACAAAAATTTAGTACGGAAGAAGATCCACAATTATCTTTTAATTTTAGTGGAGTGCAAAACACATCAAGGGCTGGCACACCTGTGCCTATAGTGTATGGAGAAATATTTACGGGTTCTGTTGTAATTTCAGCAGCAATTGACACTAATCAGGTAGAAGCATGACAGACGAAACTAAACTTATCAAAGGTGCTGGCGGTATTATGGGTGGTGCTCCTAAAGCCCCTCCCCCTCCGTATCGTGCTCCTGATACTTTACATAGTAGAAGTTTTGCTACTATTCAAGATTTAATATCTGAGGGAGAAATCGAAGGTTTTGCAACAGCCTCAAAAGAAGGAAGAACAAAGGGAACCGATGCTTATTTGCAAGCTTCAAAGAAAGATGTATTTTTAGATGACACTCCAGTTTTAGATGCTAGTGCAGATAGTACTAATCCACAAGCAGCAGATTTTAATTTTGCAGATGTCGGGTTTGATACTCGTTTTGGTACGTCTAGTCAAACAGCATTACCTGGCATACCAGCAGAAACTAGATCACCAACTGCTGTTGCTGTTACTGTGACCACTTCTGCTCCTGTTACTAGACAAATTACAAATACAGATGTCGATGCAGTTATTGTTACTTTAACTTGGCCTCAGATTCAAGTAGCTGAAGATGATGGAGATGTTAGAGGAGATACTGTTGAATACAAGATACAGGTTCAATATAATTCTGGTGGATATTCAGATATTATAAGTACTTCTGTTAGTGGTAGAACAGCAGATGCTTATGCTAGAGATCATAGAATAAATATTACAGGTTCTTTTCCTGTAGACATAAGAGTAGTTCGAGTTACGGCAGACAGCACTGATTCATCAAGAGTCAATGCTTTTCAATTTACAAGTATTCAAGAAGTAATAGATAACAGTTCAACTTATAATAATAGTGCTTATGCTGCTCTTCGTTTAGATAGTAAACAATTCAATCGCATCCCAGGAAGAGCGTACAGAATAAGAGGAATAAAAGTAAGAATACCAGGAGCAGGAGCATCAAGTTCTGGTACACCTACCGTTGATAATGCAACTGGCAGAATAGTTTATCCAGATGGTTATATTTTCAATGGAACTATGGGTGCTGCTGTTTACACTAATTGCCCTGCAATGTGTTTACTTGATCTCCTTACAAACACTAGGTATGGCCTGGGAAATCATATTGTTGACAGTAACTTAGATTTATTTAGTTTTGTTCACGCCAGTAAATACGCTAACACGTTAGTTTCTGATTCTTTAAATGGTCAGGAAGCTAGATTTAGTTGCAATGTTAATATTCAAAGTCCTAAAGAGGCATTTGCAGCAATAAATGATTTAGCTGGTGTTATGAGATGTATGCCCATATGGTCTGCTGGAGGCATAACTTTATCGCAAGATGAATTAAAATCAGCTAGTTATTTATTTAACTTAGCCAATGTAGGAGAATCAGGTTTTAGTTACTCAGGAAGTAGTTTAAAACAACGTCATAATGTTATTTCCGTTAGCTATTTCAATATGGATTCAAAAGAAGTTGATTTTGAACTTGTAGAAGATTCAACATCCATATCAAAAATTGGAAGGACAGTAAAGCAAGTCAAAGCATTTGCTTGTACTTCACGGGGTCAGGCAATAAGACTTGGAAGAGCAATATTATTTGCTGAACAAAATGAATCTGAAACTGTTACCTTTACAACTTCAATAGACGCTGGAGTTGTTGTCAGACCTGGTTCTGTTATTGAGATAAACGATCCAGTAAGGGCAGGAGCTAGAAGAGGTGGTCGTGTTGTGGCAGCAACAACTACTACTATTACTATTGATGCAGAAGCACAAACTACTTTACCGTCTTTAACTGATAGCCCAACAGTGAGCGTAATCCTTTCTGATGGGTCGGTAGAAGTTGGCACTATATCAAACATCTCAGGGGCAGTTATTACTGTAAACAGCGTTTCAAAAGTAAACGATCAAGGTGCAACGGTTACACAGTCTGCATTTACCTCAGCACCAAATGTTAATTCTCCATATTTAATATCTAGTACAACATTACAAACACAGCTATTTAGGGTAATACAAGTAGAGGAACAAGATGATGTTAATTATGTAATTACAGCTTTGTCTTATGTTGAGGGTAAATATGCTTTTATTGATGATCCAACTGTTTCTTTACCAACAAGAACTATAT